TACCAATTCGCAGTAGCCATACCATAAGCAGCAGCGAGGCAGGAAAGACCGGCATTAGTGCCATCAGCCATAGCACCGAGCCACAAGAACTCTCTTTGTCCTGATGTACCACTATCTACATATAGACCATCTGCATATCCTACAGTAGAACCACTTCCTGATTGACCTGCTTTAGTAGGTACTGCAATTCCATCTACTGTATCAAAACCATATTCAGTAATATACTTCCATCCATTTAATGATGCAGGTTGAATTACTAAATCAGATTTTTTATAAGTAGATTTAATTGTATTAACTGTTGCAGTTAATTTTGAAGCATCATTAGTGTAATAAACCTCTCTATCTCCTGATGAGTTTACTATATCCATGATAGCATTTCCTGCTACTTCATAACCACCTACATTTAATTCTATACCATTAAATACCATACCATGCTTACGATTAGTATTTGAACCAATAGAACCTGTTCTACCAAGAATATCATCACTATAACCACTTCTTTCGTGCATAGTTGATACCCATGTAGTAGTTGTTGTTGTTATTGGTGCATGGTCTAGAATTAATGCAGTATGCCCACTATCTACTACTTCTTTACCTATAACTTTAACATTATAAGCAAGATTATGTATATAATTCTTAACTCTATCCTTATCTGTGTTAGAACCAATATCACCAACAGAAACATAAGTATTAATATCAATATTATTTGCTTGAGCAGTTGTTAATACAACTCTACTAACATTTGACTCTGCAACTGATACTGCATATTGAAAATTATTCTCTGTATTACCACCTAGAATTGTTTGTGTGTTCTTTGTTGCAAATTGTAGATAGAAAGTAGTTAATATATGCATGTAGTCTGACATTAAACCTGCACTATAATAGTTTCCTTTTTTATGCATGAAAGTAATGCATCCACTATATGATATTCCATCTGAAAACTCTTCATCACCTGTTGGATTTTGTAAATAATGAGCAGGTATTAATCCTTTAGAACTATATGGAGTTTCATCAATATCTCCTACTACATACTTACCAATAGTGAACCAAGGACTAATAGTACCATCTTTATTTATAGCCTGTGGCACTACATTATAGCCTTTTCTAGGCATAAATGACCTAGAAATGTATAAATATCCATCCTCTTCCCAAATCTTCTGATAATAGGTTCTAAATAAGCAGAAAACATCAACTTTTCCTGTGTCTTTATAGTTAGGCATACCTTTAATTGATGTTATATGTCTTACACCATTGCTATCAACTACCGCATTAACATCATAACTTTGCCATGCTTCACTATAATTATTAACTTCCTCAACTGTATCTGTTGCAGGAGTTATTGATTTACCAATATTTGCATCTAATTTTTCACCTTGACATGTATTACTTGTATCCCATAAAGGAAATCTAACAGTATATACACCATAATCAGGAGTCAAAGCAAAATGATTTTTGATACTCTCTTCAATTCTCTTTGAATTACCCCACTCACTAAAGATAATACCTGTTGTTTCTTCGGCATCTTCCTCTATTTGTAAGGCATTTGCATTAAATCCATCTAATTTTGCATCATAATTGCTATTAAATGTATCTAATAGACTTGAAGCATTTGCATTAAACTCTTGTAATTTTGCTTCTGCATTTGCATTATAGGTAGGAATTAATCCCTCAACCCTATTAATTAAATCATCTAGTATTTGATAATTACTATCTGACTCAATATCACTAGGGTCAATTTCTAATCCACTATCTACTACTTCAATAAGACATTTTTTACTATTTGTTAATTTACTATCTTCATCATATATTGATACACCAAAGAAATATCTACCTGTTACATCAAATATAGATGGGTCATCAATAGTTACTCTATTATTATTAATAGAAGTAACATAAACTTTGCCATTTGGCTTTAATAAATAAAATAATTGTAGTGTACCTGCTTTACTAAACTGAAAAACAAGGTCAACTGAATTATAATCACCCTTAACTAGAGTGATAACATCTGATGTTAAACTATCAGAACCCTCAAAATTAACTAAAACATTAAATATTTTATTTTCCATATCTTTCTACCTCCTCTTTAACTTGTTCTAGTCCATAAATAAAATGTCTTACTTACTCCACTTATTAAGTTACCTGATGCAGTTAATTCCCATGTAGTACCTGTTAATATAGTTTGTGGATTAACATTTGTTGTTGTCATCTTACAAGAACCTATTGGGAATAAATCAAAAAAGTTTATTCCATTTACAAACAAACTATTTGCAACAGATGGGAAACAATTAATACCTATAGATTGTAATAATATATCTATAAATAATATTGGCATACCTTTTGGTACTACTAGATTGTAGGTAGTTGTACCAAACTTATCTTGAATTACTACTTGAAAATCCCAAGCAAACAATTTATCAATAACAACAGTTGTTTCTACATTATCACTTAAAGATACATAACTGTTATATGATGATGTTCCTGATTTTCTATATCTATATTTTATTGATTGGATTGCATTTTTGTTATTTACTGATGAAATAGTAACTGCAACTTTTAACTTTGTATCATCTTCATAGTTATTTACCCTTTTTGCAAGGATTGATGCAGTTGGTAAAACCCAACCTAATATAGTTATTGTCTTTGATGCAGTTGTACTATTACCTCTACTATCAACTGCTTTAATTGATACTGATAAGTTCTGACTAGAATTAACAGTACCATAATCAATTGATGTTGGTGATGTTTTATTTTGAGTTGAACCATTAAATGTAACCTCATATCTAACAATGGATGCAGATTTCTTTGCAGTTGCACCTGTAAATGTTACTTCTAAATTAGACCTATTTTGTACTATATGTTGATTATTACCTGTAATAGCAACAATTGAACTGTTTGTATCTTCATAAGAGATATTAGAACTTGTAAAAGTAGGATTTCCATTAACTATTGTCATGGTTTTATCCTGCCAACTCCAAAATTGTTCAGTTGTGCCACTTATACAAGTTGCAATAACTTCTCTTACTGTCATAGAAGTACCTGTACATTTTTCTCTTAATAAAGTTCTTTCTGCCTCTGTTAAATTAAATGTATAAGAACCACTATTACCAATATTATCTCTTTGTATATTGACTCCACCAAACTCCAATCTAGCATTTAATCTAAATCCTCCGGGATTATTATATTTTATTGTAGGATTTTGTTCATCATTAAAATCTGTAGCACTTGTAACATTTGCTTGTCTAGGTATTGTTGATAAAGGACAACTTCCATTGTAAGTATTATCCCTATCGTAATTAACACTACCTTTTAATGTAAATCCAACTGCAGAAGCAGTACCATCATTATTATGGGTAACAGTTATTGAACCCTCACTTGAACCTGTTGCTGCAGGGAAATTGTAGGAGTTCCAATTAGTAGTTTGAGTACCATATTTTTCTTGTCCATGTACCCAAACACCCCAATTGTAGATAGTATAGTAATTAACACTACCACCAATTGACTCTAACTTCCATTTAACAGTAGATGTATTATTAGCAATATTTGTGCTTTCTTCCCATACACTTAATTTTAAGTATCTTCCACCATAAGAACTTGTTTGAACACTTGCCATAAATACACCTCCTATACTACTGCAACATAGCCAATACCATCATTGACTATATTTCCATTTTCTGTAATAGTTATTGGGATTTCTCTTAACTTATTTGCAATTGTTATTTCTTCTTCAACTACTGACTTTCTTTGATGAAATTCATCACCATCAACCCAATATGTTTTAACATTGTTTACATCATATCCTGCAAAACCAACTTCTGGATTAATTTTGATATATGAATTATCGTTATTAAAAAAAGTTAATCCTGTCTTATCTAAAAGACAAATTAACCTGTTTGTTTCATCATATAATTCCATTTTTCCTGACTCATTTAAGTTAGAACCAAGTTTTAATGTTCCACCTTTAATCATATCTGCAACTAAATTAATAACATTAATCTGTTGCATGTCTAAAGTTCCGTCAATAGTCCATGCAGAATTAAATGTACCATTAATACCTGTTTGACTAAAACCTATTCCACCATTGCTAATCATGATACATTTTCTTGCAGTTTCTTTTGGTAAAGCATCTACTACAAGTATTTTATCTCCATCATAAATACAATAAGACTCTCCCATTGATTGTCTTATTCTTTCTGTGGCTTCTGATAATTCAGACTCTAATTTAGCAATAATTTCATTGTTTGTCTTTTTTACTTCATTTGTAATTGATGATGTTACTGTTTGAATTAAGTTTTTTAATTTACTTTTAAAATTACCAAACTCAATCTTTGTATATTTATTTGCAATAGCATCATATTCTATAGCAATTACATTTGTAGTTAGATTAATTTTACATTTTGGATGATTAACATATATAATATCTCCTACATCAGATACATTTTTTATATAAGCATCAACAGAATAATTTACCTTTGGCACTTGATTTTCATTTAAATAAACTTGTGCTTTACTTCTTAAATCATTTATTAATGCTTGATTATAAGCATTTTCATCTAATTCTCCATCACTAGTATAATCATCTTCAACTATATTACTTTGGTCAAAAGATATAACTTTTGATTTTGGAGTATCATATAATTGTGTATCAAGTTCTATATAAGTTTCAGGTAACATAATACCATTTTTACCAACAGGTAATATTTTAGTTAAAACATTATCCCAAATCTCTTTTTTTACCATTTTTTTTATGTTTTTTTCGTAAGATAATACAATTCCTCTATCTTCACCTATTTCATCTCTTATAGCCACATTAAAACCATCTCTAACAAGGTGTCCTCCCCATCTTTCAACTACTGTTGCAAAGGCTTCTTCTAAAGAGTTCCTTATACACCTAAAAGAATTAACTCTAGTTACATCAGAAATAGTTGTAAATGGAGATGGATTATCTGTAGCCATATTAAGATGGTCTAAAGCATCATTACAATTCTTATTTACAACATAACTATCTCTAATAATATAATTTTTACTATCAAAATACACATGATATGCTTTACAAGTTATGATATCATTTTCTACATTTGGATTAGTCAACCTAAATGGTTGATATCCCCATGGTGTTGATACTCTTATAATCATATCTGCTTGATAATAATCAATAAAATCAATTTTATCCTTAATATCTAAATAATAATCTCCATTATCTTCTTTTCTAATTAATGCTTTTAATGGCTTTAATATTTTTAGACCATTATCATTAAAATCTTTTTCTGTAGATGGATATACACTAATCATTATAACCACCTACTTTTTGGCTCTACTATTAATTTAGTTAAATTACCTGTCCAACTGATAGTATTGACTCCTACATCTAAAATAGGAAAATTGCCTGACATTTTTCTGTTTTTTAATATTAATCCTTTGTATGCTTCTAATTGCATAGAGTCAATTACAACAAACTCATCATCAATATTAACTGTAAAAACATCATAACCATTTATAGTTAATGTTACCTCACCATCACCATATAAAGTAATAATAGGTTTTGATTTCTCAAGACCTACATTTGTTACTTTAACCTCTGTTTCATTTGTTATATTAAACACAAATGGAGGTTCATTTAAAGCATATTTAAATGGTTGAACATGAAATGTTACTTTAGCAGTTCTAAATGTTAAAAGTCTTTCATAATCAACTTTACTGTATATTTGTGCTTTATATACTTTATCAGGTTCATTTGATAAAACTAAATCTCCTGAACCACTAAAGTATTTTATTATTTTATCTATATTATTAGAGTTTTTTAATCCTATTTTAATAGATTTATTATATGCTCTATATCCTTTTTCATCTACAATATCACCATCTGCTCCATCAATTTCAGTAATATCTACTCTTATTTCAGGGGATGAGATAGGAGATAATTCACTTATAACCAAATTATCAAATGTATTACTATTAATGCCTTTAAAAACTAAATAATTTTTACTCATGTATAAATCACATCCTCTACTTTGTTTACAACTATTTCTCCTACCTTATCACCATCTAATTTTACATACATACCTGTTAAAGCATCTCTTACTGCTTCTGCAATAGACTCACTTTGAGATAGTACACCATTATTAAATGAACTTGTAATATCATTATGTAATGTAGTATTGACTCCTACATCATAATCTGTTGGGATTGCATTTGCTATTTCTTTATTTACATCATCCATTTCATCTGAAAAACCTACACCAATACCTTTTGCAAGGTTTACACCTATTTCATCTCTGAATAAGGTTGATGGTGAGTTAATTCCAAATAATTTTTTGATAAACTTAAATACATTACCTACCCAACCTTTTATTTTGTCTTTAATCCAATTCAATGAATTACTAATACCATTCCATAACCCTTTAATCATATCAAGACCTACTGATGCCATTTGAGTAACACCATTTGCTAGTCCTTTGACTAAAGCAGTTATTATTTGAGGTATTTTAGAAACTAATTGAGGTATTGCTTTTATTAATCCCTCTGCTAATTTAATAATTAAAGTAATTCCCATTTGGATTATTTTAGATAGATTATTTGTTATTGCAGTAATTAATTTATCAATTATTTCAGGCATTTTATCTATTAGTTTAGGTAAAGCCTCAATAATTCCATCTATCAATGCAAATATTATTTGAATACCTGCATCTATTATTTCATCTAGATGGTCTATTAATGTTTCAACAATTGTTATTACTGCATCTACAATTACGGGTATTAAATCAGGAATAGTTTGTACTAATCCATCTATTAATGATAATAATACTTGAATACCACACTCTATTATTTGAGGTAGATTTTGAACTAATGTTGTTACTAATTGCATAATAACCTGTGTTGCTACATTTGCAATCTGTGGCAAAATAGTTGTTAATCCACTTATTAAACTAGATATTATATTATTAACACTTTCAAGAACTCTAGGCATATTTGATGACATACCTTGAACTAAATTATCTATAGTATTCATACCTATTTCTAATAATTTAGGTAATATTTCATCTGCAAAGGCTACTATCATATCACCAATGCCACCTATTATTACTTCAATTCTAGGTATAATGTTATCTAAAGCAGTTATTAAACTTTCAACTAGATTATCAACTAATCCCTCAAAATTAGCATTGTCATCTGCAATACCAACTAACATATTACTCCATGCAGATTTTAAGGAAGCAACTGAACCTTGAATTGTTGAACTTGCTTCTTTTGCAGTTGTTCCTGTTATTCCAAGTTCACCTTGTATAACATGAATAGCAGAATATACATCATTAAGATTTTTAATGTCATATTTAATTCCTGTTATTTTTTCTGCATCTGCTAAAAGTCTTTCCATTTCAGTTTTAGTTCCACCGTAACCTAATTTCAAGTTATCTAACATTGTATAATTTTGTTTAGCAAAGCCTTGATAAGCATTTTGAATACTTTCCATTGAAGTACCCATTTTATTAGCATTATCTGCCATATCCGTTATTGCCATATCTGCTATCTCTGCAGATTTAGCAGTATCTCCATTTAAACTTTGTAATAAAGAGGCACTAAATGATGTTACTGTTTCCATATATTGGTTTGCAGATAAACCTGCAGTTTTATAAGCATTATTAGCATAATTTTGTACTATACCTGCACTATCTTTAAATAATGTTTCTACACCACCTACTAATTGTTCATAATCTGCATAACTTTCTAATGCTTGTTTTCCAACATCTATGAACATAGAGCCTAGTTTCTTCATACCATCAACAAGTTCAGATATACCTTTTTTAATAGCATCACTAATTAAATTAGCCTTAATTATATCTCCTAGAGATAAAACCTTTTTACCTGCTTTATCAGACTCATTACCTAATTCTTTAACTTCATCTGCATTATCTTCTGTGGCTTCACTTGATTTTTTCATTGTTTCTTCGTTGTCTTTTACTTCTTTTTCCATAGAAACTAATTGAGCAGTTGCTTTATTTAATTCAGTTTGCCATTTTTGAGTAGTAGCAGAACTTTCTCCTGTTTCTGCTTTAGACTCTTCTAAAGCCTTTGTCAAAACTTCTACTTTTTCCTTTTGTGCTTCAATCTGTTTATTTAAAACTTGATTTCTTTCTGCTAGTCCTTGTACAGATTTATCATTTCTCCCATAAGTTGCAGTTACTATCTGCATCTCACTAGACATAACTTTTAAATTAGAAACAATTTCACTTAATGCTTTTCTATATTCAGTTTCTCCTGAAAGTTTGACAGTACCACCAAATGAACTCATAACATACCTCCTCTCTTATCAGTAAAAAAGGACACCTAATCATCAGGAGTCCACTCTTCACTTTGCATTATTTTTTCTTCTAATTCTCTATAAGTCATTTTTGATAAAGTAAAATCATAATGATTTTGATAATGATTATATAAATTCATCAACTTACCAAGAGTCATGTGTTTTACTTCTTTTTCTGAAAATCCTAATAGAGTATGACCTACAAACAATAACCACGAGAAATCAATTATCGTTTCATCTTCCTCGTGGATTATTCGTTTTTTGATTTATCTGATTTATTGGCATCTATAATGCTTTCACCCAATTTACTAATAGATTTTTCTAATCCTATTTTAGTAACAACTCTACCTACTTGTTTTGTATTAACAAGTTGCAATTTTTCTGCATCAGGATTTTCTTCATTAAAGATTTCAATCCCCTCATTAACCATTTCTGTTAATCCAAATAACAAATCTTTTACATTTGGTTCTACATCTTTATCTTTTGTAAAGATATGCTCTTTCCATGCATCCATAGAGCCATATTCATTTTGAATTGTTTCCATTACATTTAATGTAAAAATAATAGGAAACTTTTTTGTTTCCTCATCTAAATAAATTAAGTTTGTTTTCATCTTTCTTTACCTCCTTAAAATAAAAAAGATGGGTTAATACAAAATGTACTAACCCATTTATTGTGATGCATTAATTACTTGCTTTTTTCATTAAATTATCTAAATAGGCTTGTGCTTCTGCATCAGTATCAAATGTTTGATGTCTTTCATATAATGGTTTTGTTACATTACCAACTTTTGTATCAACAACATAAATTGTTCCCTCAACTGTTGGTGTTTGAAAAGCAATACTTTCTCCTTTTGTTTCACTATCATTTGCAAAAGGTTTGAATTTTACTTTTAAATAAAACTCTGCCTTATATTTTCTTACACCATTAACCATTTTTACTAAAACTCTACCAAAGCCTACATAAGGTGCAACATCATCTGATGATTTTAAAACTTCACCATCTTCTGTTGTACTATGTCCTAGTAATGGTGCAAAAATTGTATCATCATCATCTGCAACTGTTAAAGATAAACTACCTTTAGTTACTTCTGATGCACTTTCAACAACAGTATCATCTGCATATAAATCTGCTTCTGCAACATTTAATGTTGGTGTTGCTTTAATTGCACCTACCATCTCATTAACACCTGTATATTCACCATTTTTATCAATTGGTGAATATTTAAAATGTCTTAATCCTATTTGTGCCATTATTACACACTCCTCTCTTTGGCAAATGTAATTGTTTTGTGATATAGTCTTGTATCTTCTTCAAACATATCAGGACTATCTTCAATCCAAACAAAATCATTTTCTGACATTTTTTCTTTAATTTTTGAAACAATATTTAAATAATTACCATCAGTATATACATCAAAATCAAAGACAGATGAACTATATAATAGTTTGTCATCTGCCTCTAATTCAGGAATATGGTCTATTTCATGATAAGTAATGTATGTCTTTTCTTTACCTCTATATTTAATAAATGCAATAGGTATTTTAACACTATCAACTTCAAAGTTTTTAAAGATGTTCTCTATTTCTGTATTCATAACTACTCCTTTGGTAAATATTTTTCTTCAATTCGTTTCATAGCACTTTCAATCTCTTGTTTTCTAAAAGATTTTCTAAAAAAAGGCTTTTTAGCCTCTCCTCTGCTCGTTCCATACTCTCTTGCCATTGCAACCAATGGTGCAGGATGCTTTTTTTCTGCATCCAAATAACCTGATATCATTACTTTATTATTAATGCTATCATCTGATGGAGTACGATATGTTTTTGAAACAAATAAACACTTTTTTAGTCTATCAGTTGATTTAAATGACCTAGACATATTATTGATGACATTTTTTTCAACAATTTCTGCTCCTGCTCTTGTCATTTCTCCCATCATTTCAGGTGTTTCAACTGATAATTTTTCAAACTCTTTTATTAAATCGTTTGGCAATTCAATACTAAATCGTGCCATTACTTAACAACCGCTTTCGCTTGTATTTCCAACTCAACAGAGTTTTCATCAATATTATTTAAATATTCAATAGTGTATGTCTTATTATTGTATTTAATAAACATATCTCTTGTTATTATTGTTTTAGCAGGATATCTAATAGTAAAGTTTGTATATGCTTTTTCAAAATCTGAATTATTTTGAATTAAAGTAAAACCTTTAGTAGTTCTTACTTGTGCATAAGTCTTTAATATTGATGTTTCAACAGGTTTTACAAAACCTGCTTCATCTTCATTATCAACAATAGCAAATATTTCAATAAGTTTATTATATTTACCTGCATTTTTAACAGTATTAATCATAATAAGTTCCTTGAGTGCATATTCAATATAGATTGAACCATAACATTAACATTATTATTATCAACATAATATGACCTAGTATCATATAAATCTTGGCACAATACATAAAATACTGCAACCAAATCAGAATATTTATCCATGTCATCATCTTCTAGACCTGTATTGTTTTTGATATAGTCAATTATAATTTTTTTCATTGTTTCAAGATATTTTTCATCTTTATCTGATATTTCAGATATTCGTAAATAAGTTTTAATCTCATCTACTGTTATTTCACTAACTTTAGTAATCATAACTATTCCTCCTATCTTTGGGAGTTTGCCTGAACAATTGAATTACTTACTCTTTCTTACTTTTTAGATGATTTATCATCATCTTTTTTTCCATCAGGATTTTCTTTTGACTCTTTACCTTTATTTTTATCATCTTCATTTGGTGTAGAGTCTGAATTATTATCTAAATTATCTCCATTATCATCACTATTTTTTAATTCATCTGCATTATCAGTTGGTAATGCAGTTAATTCTTTAATTTTGTTCTCCAATTCTTCAATTGTATCTTTTAAAGTTTGGATTTCTGCATCTTTTTCTACTAATTGAGAATTAAGATTTTTTATTTCTTCATCCTTTTCTTTATTAGACATTTCTTGTTTAGAATATGGAGTAATATAACCTGCTTCAATAAGGGCAGAGGCTAAATCTTTATCAAGATTTTTAATAACCTTACCCTTTACTGCAGATATATCATTATTAGCAAAACCTTTTAATACTAAATACATAATCTAGTCCTTAATTAGCCTTGATAACTAATTTAGATAATTTTTGAAGATGTTCAACTTTTGCATCACACTCTAACCATGCAACAACTCCTGTAGCATGTTGAGTAGCATATTTTTCTCTTAATACTTGGATTTCTAAATCTTTAGCAGTTTTTAATGCAATACCACTAAAGTTACCAAATACTATTGCAGTTTTACCTCCTGCAATATTTTCCATGTTATCAGATACATATACAGGGTAACCTAATACCATACCATCAAACTCACCTGTTGGGTCAGGTAAGAACATAGGTCTTTCATTACCATCTTTCATTGTTTCAAGAACAGTTTGTGTATCTTGACTAACTACCCAAATTGAACCTTTTCTGAAAGATTGAATAACTTTATTTTTAACTTTTACTAAATCATCATAAGAGATTACATCTATAACTGCAGTTGTAACAGTTTGACTTGCAGGAATATCGCTACATCCTGTAATTTTTCCTGTAGTTCCTTTTAATACTTCTCCCTCTAGGAATAGTTTTACATATTCTGCTATGATATTAATAACAATATTTACTAAATCAATATCAGTATTATTAACTAAAGAATTACCAATTTTTGCTAATGCTCCAATTAAGTAGTCTTTTAAAGTTACTGATGAGAAAGCACCTGCTTTTTCAACTAATTCAGTAAAATCTTCTCCATAAGCAACTGTAATATCTTCATCATCTTCTGTTTTACCATAAACAGGGATTTCTAAATTACCTTTAGTGTTATATTTAGTTGCTTTTTCCAAAATTGGACTCATATTATAAGCAGTTTTTATGATTTTATTTGCAATAGTTGTTGGTACTATTACACCATTTGCTCCTTTAGTAAAAGAATTACCTGTAGTATCTCTATTTTCAGTTAATACTTCATTTCTGATGTATTTAGCAAAGTTTTCAACATCTCTTTGTTCTAATTCTAATGCTCTTTCTTCTTCTGACATTTCTTCTTCCTCCTTTTGTTTTTTTTCTTCTTTTTCTGCATCATCAACTAACTCTCTACTTGTTTCAAATGCTTCAATAGTCTTGTTGATTGCTTCAATTTGACTCTTTAATTCATCAAATTGTTTTTGTTCATCTTCTGTAAAGGCTCTTTCTTCTGCCTTTACTCCATTTAACAAATTTTCCATTTCTGAAATCTTTGTATTCTTATCCTCATTAAGTTTCTTAATATTCATATTATCCCTCCTTAATTTCCTTTAGAATATTTTCATACTTTGAGTAATCTATTTTTCCAACATCCACATTTTGTGGTTGTTCAGGCACTTCCTCATCTGCTCTTATTTCTTTATAACCTCCACGAACTACTTTAACTTGACTATTACTGTCAATTGTTACTGTTCCATCAGTTATTGAATAAGACATTTTAAATAATTGACTATCTTCTTGGATTGTTCCATAAACAAAACCATCATCATAGTCCTCCAACCAACCATTTTTAAATAGTTGTCTATATGCACTATTTAAAACTTCTCTTTTTTGAGAGGCTGTCATATCACTAAAGTTTGGATTCTCTTCTTGACTATCTTCATCATAAGAATTATCATCAAACTCCTCACTTCTATATTCAACTAAAGTTGGTTGTTCATCTCTCATCTCAATACTTGTACCAATGTAAGCAGGTATCTTTTTATCATCAATGATTGATACTTCAAATAAATCAATATCTCTTACACTTCTTTCTCGGATGCCATCTTTGTTGATAACTTCTTCATCCTTGTTACAAATAAAACCAAAAGACCATCCTCTTAATTTTTTCTTTTTTGCTTTATCTATAACATCAGGGTCGGTTATCTCCACTATTGCTCTTAAACCTATGTTATCTTCATAAAGACTAGCAGTTTCATCTTTAGTGTTAGCCAATTCTTTATCATAATCATGGTCTAAAAGAACTTTAACAGATGGATTTTTTTCAAGTGCCCTCCTAAAAACAGATGGTAATATTTTTTCTATAAATTGACCTTTTTTGTCATATAAGACTTTTGAAAATCTATCTACTGCATTAACATAACCATCTATAACTACCTTGTCATTTCTAACTTGGATTTTCATTGTTATCACCTCCTCCATTACTTCCTTTTTCCATATTCATTACTGAACCGGTGTTAGGTGTATAATATTTTTGAGTATTGATATCATATAAAACATTTGCAAGGTTCATACTTACAACATCTAATCCTTTGATAGAGTCATAATCCTCTGCATTTCTTATTTCATTTTTAGTCATCCAACCGGTATCAGATGCCAATTTATATGCTTCGTATCTTTCTTTTAAATTACCTCTGCTTATTTGTTTAGTATCAAATGCAAAATAAAAGAGTCCTTTTTCAGACTCCAATAAAAGATTTTTATTTAAAGCATGTTCTATTGCACTTATTATTGGCATAACTCCATCTTTAATGGTGTTATTATAATCATCATAGATATGAAATACTTCCTTTATATCATCTTTTAAAGTTTTCTTTCTATCATTAATCTGTAATTCAACTGATGTACTTGCTCCCTCTTTGAACTCAATACCATCATTTAAAACAATTACATTTTCTTCATTATTGCCACCATAATATTTGTTCCATGCTTCCTTTAATAATTTAATTTCATCTTTACCTAACTTTCTAGTAGCAGTTAAAAATCCTTTTTTTGCACCACCTTTTTTAACAATACCTAATTCATATAATATTGTTGTAAAAGCAGTTTCAATTGATTTTGATATTTCTTCAACTGCACTAACACCCTTGACACCATCTTTGGTATTTCTCAAAATAGTAAGAAAATTATATACTTCATATTCTTTTCCATTTACCAAATATTTAGCATCTTTATAAATAGGGTCATAATTAGTTTGAGGTGAAACATAATCAGGTTCAAGATATCTTAAAGACCTACACTCATTTCTTGTTTTATCAATAAAAACATAAGCACCTTTATCTACTAAATAATCATGTACTATTGCTTTTTTTAATTGAAATGGGTCTAGTAAATCTCCTGTATCTTGATTTAAAAGTTTCAATCTTATATCATCATCAACTTCTCTAATTTTCTTTTTACCATCATCACCTGTTGTTTTTTCATATAATTTTACAGGTAACATTGCAATTAGACTAGATATCCTATCTACTGCACTAGAAACTGCAGGAACTGATAAAGCCTTTTCTTTTGTTATTTCTTCACCTCTTAAAAGAGATTGTAATAACAAATCTTGTGGATTGTTTTCTTCTTTTGTTTTTTCATCTGATACTTCAACCTTTTTAGGTTCTTCTCTCTTAATAAATAAATCAATAAATGCCATTTTTTCACCTCTTTTCATGCAAAGAAAAACAGATATTTCTATCTGTCTTTTGATTATCTCACAAATACATTATAGCATAATACCAATGTGAAAAATGTGAAAGTTAAGCAACTTGAACAAAAAAGTTTCCATTTTCAAGAAATACTTCTTGTTGCAATAGATAAATACTATTAATAAGTGCTACAACCATATCTATTTTTCCATTTGATTTCTTTTTATTAACATATCTGTTCATATTGGTATCATACACACATCTAGCATTTTGAAAGTTTATCTCCAATAGTTTATTTTCTTCATATTCAAACTTTCCATCCATAATCTTCTCATAAAGTAATTTAGTAGGTGGATGCAATGTATCAGAGTGTTGTCTTATTTGAACTGTATTGTATTTTTCATCCCATTTTTGAGCGGATGACAATGCATTATATCTATCATAGCCAATTGCCATTACTACTACATCATATTTACTTTCAATTGCAAAAACAAAATCCTCAATTACTTTATAATCAACTGTCCTATCACCACATGCAATACATTTCATTGCATTGATAAACTCATGATAATTAATTTTTTCAAATTGATTTTTTTCTTCTATTCTTCCCTCCGGAATAAATGATATTACTTCTGCTAATATCTTATCATCATCATTACTTGTCATTGCTACTGCACAGTTATCATTTGACATAGATAAGTCAACACCTATATATACCTCTTTACCTGTCCAATCTATTTTTTCAACCTTACATTTTTGAACTTCTGTAACATCAACAAAACTCTCTGTACCTGCACCTTGATAAATAATATTGCAATGTTTAGTTAAAAAGTTTTCTCTCTTACTTTCAATCTCAATTGCTTTTCTTCTCTTATCTAGTAAATCTTTATAAACTGCCTCTATTTCCAATGCTAATGGATTGGATTGCAGAATAATATTATCATCAGTTGTCCAATTTTTAGTTTCATTTGGTTCATATAATAAAGCAAAAACTTTTTCATCATCAATAATACCATCTAAAACTTTTTTAGCATAACCTGTTTCATCTTCCATAGGATTATCTGTTGTAGGATATTTAGTTGAAATAATAAAACCTAATTTATTTATTACTAATAATTGTCCTGACCTCATGGCTTCAATAGGATATGCACTTGGTAATGCTCCAACTTCATCTGCAACAAAAACAGATGGTTCTTTACCATCCATCCTGTCTTTTGAATAATTTAAAGGTGTATATACTGTATCTGTTGCAGTATGTCTAATGCAATCTCTTAATATTTTAAACTCACCCTCTTCAAAAATATTAGCATTTGCCTTTATTAATGGTTCTAGGGCTTGTTTTATTTCTTTTGCTAATGCTCCATCAGGTGCTACAGAGAAAAATCTAGAATATTTTGGCTCTAGATAAAATAACAATAGAATAATAAGAGCAACTATAAATGTCTTACCATTTTTTCTACATATCTCTAATATGATTGTTTCATATCTTCTTTTTCTTTTGTTATCTCTATAGACAGTACATAGACTCGCAACAATAATTAACCATTGATAACCTGATAATGCATTATATATTTTATGACCTGTTTTAATACCTTTAGCCATAACTAATATCTTACATATCTTATCAATCTTTTTTATTCTATTAGTATCAACAATGTATTTACTTGTTTTATTGTCTGCTATATCCAAAAATATCTTACATTGTTTTTTTACATACTTTGGAGGTATGAACTTTTTCTCACCATTTAATTCATAAAACAATGGTGGTGGTTTGATTGTTCCATCAACTATCTTTTTGGCATAAATATAACTTGGATGACTCTCAATAATATTATTCTTCATTGTCATCATCATCTTCATTTAAAATATCCATTAATGTTTTTTTCTTTTGTGGTGTTGTATTAATAGATATCTTTGCTCTTGCTTGAGGTGATAATGACAATTCATTACAACATCTAAAAAAGTCTTTAGAATACATATCTCTAACTGATTTTAAATTAATAATTGTCTTGGCATCTAATTTATCCTTTACTTTACCATCATCATCTGTTACCTTACTTGCTTCATTAATAGCCTTTTCTATACTTTCCAATCTCTCAATAGTAATAGCAGTTTGATTTAATAAGTAGGTATCTAAATTACTTAAAATGTCTTTATTAAGATTATTTAGAATATCTTTAAAGATTGCTTTTTGTCTTTTTGTAAGATATGAAAATGGTTTTATTTTGTTATTATCTCCTCTTAACTTTTTTTCATTTTCTTCTCTATCTTTTCTTTCTTTTTTACTCATCTTCATTGAGTTAGTATCAATTGCTTTTGCTGGTCTTGCCATAAAAATCACCTCCTAATCCAACCAACAGTTGATGAAATTTTTCATTTTAGGCATTTTTCACACTTTTAGGGGGCAGGTAGGTTTTGAAGCAATTAAAAAAAATAAGATTAATGGGTAGGGGGGATGGTTATACCCTCTACATCTGCCCTTATTTTCTCTAAATCTGCATCAGGATAAGTAAGGCTTTTTAGTATATTTCTTGGTATTACATTTGAGTCAGATAATTTATGATGATAACAACATAAAGTAATCAAGTTATCATCATCTAATCTCTTACTATAATCCTCTTCTAAAGGAACAATATGATGCACTTCTAACTTATTAAAATTAAAAACTTGTTGAGTATCAAAAATATTTGCTAGACAACATCTACATAAATGCTTATCCCTAGCCCTTATTTCTTCACTCTTTTTATGCCATTTATAAGTCTTTCTGAACTTATCTGCATCTGATATACCCCTTACCTGTCTATTTTTGTAACATACCTTATTAAAATCGTGTATTTTCCCACACCTACTGCAACTCTTTAGCATAAACATCTCCCTTTACCTAAAATAAGCATAGCACCCTTTCTATGCTTATATGAGAGTATGACAGGAGATAATTTATATACACAGAAAGGATGAAAAGGTGCTATATATTTTTAATTCATACCCTCATATAAACACAGAAAAAAAGACAATATTTCTATTGCCTTAATACTATCTACATTACATTATACTACTATTTTAGTGTGAGTTTTGTGATAATTTAGTTTTCTAGTGCAACAAAAGTGTATTCTCCTACAAGTAAATCTGTTGGATGGTCGCCTGTATATTTAACTGTAGTTCTATCTACTATTACATCACATACTAACTCTTCATCTTTGTTAAATACATTAAATCTTGTATCAACAGGTATTAAATCTGCTTTAATATTATTTCTAACTGTATTAACAAACTCTTCACAAGTAAATCTCATTTCTACACCTCCTTTTGTTTTTCTTTTCTACATTTTTCACAAATGCAAATATTATTATAGCCTCTTAAATAATCAAACTTACCACAGACATCACATTTATCTTTAAACTTACTTTGTTTTATCTTTTCAGACTCTCCTTTATCAAACAAAGATAACTGTATTGTCATATTACATCCTTTCTAACTAATTTTCTCTTAAAATATACTTAATTGTGAACTAGTTATATTTATTCCTAGAAAGTTCCTTAAATCTTCAAGAATACCATCTATAGTTGTTGAACCCATCCTACCCCATGTATAAGGAACTCTCTGTAAATCACTTACATAGCCTTTATCATCTTTAAATATTTCTAACTGATATTTATTTTTCTTAATTACTACACTTTCATAACCTGCATAATCAGATACAGAATATTTAATACCATTATCATTTAGTATTTCTAATAATTCTTGCATTTTACCTCCTAATTCTTACCTATATGAATTTTACTAAATGACATAAGACCGTTAAATTGAGTTTTTTATGAAAAATCTCCTTTTTTTCCTAGATTTTATAACCATTTTCCTGATGTCAGGAAAGTGTTATTTTTTATCTCAATTTACAAACTCTCATTATGTAAAATTGATAGATTTTAATTTTAGTGATATGTTGAAACATACCACTTTACTAACTTCCTAAATAGAAGTTCTTTCTTTTCTCATTTTTATCATCATTATCCCAACAGATATATAATAATGTAACTCTTTCGTTAGAGTGATTTAACATTTCTTTTAATCCTATGATATCTCCTGTCTTTTCGTAGTATGACCTAGCAAAATACTTTCTTAAAGAGTGGCATCCAACAGGATATGATACTTTTACTTCATCTGCTAATTCTTTTATTACTTGCCATGCTCTTTGTCTAGTAATTGGCTTATTAACACCTTTTCTACTCTTAAATAAATACTCTCCCTCAATTAATCCATTTCTATTAATATAATCTGTTATATCCTTTGCTAATGATGGATGCAATTCAAATGATTGCTCCTTATTTGTTTTAAACTCTCTTGTATATACTGAACCATTTTTAAAATTATCAACTTTTAATTGTAAAATATCTTCTATTCTAAAAGCAAGGTTCATACCTATAACTAATATCATGTAATTTCTATCCCATAGATATTGTTGCTCTTTATCATTATCATCTTCTGCTTGATTTCTTCTCTTTTTACAATTAATTATCATATTATCAATATCAGGTTTCTTAAATGGTTGTACTGTCTTTCTTCCAAACTTTATTCTAAAGGTTCTACTCATATAATCACCTAAATACCCTCTCTTTGATATACTCTAACTTCTGCTAAATGTAATTTAGTTACTTCATCATCTAAAGGTATGATTTTACCATCTTTTTTTATATAATTTATGGTCTTGACTCTACCATCTACTTTTATTTTTTTATGAAATACAATATATTCTTTTTCATCTTTCAATCTTATAGTAAAGCAAAGAGTTTCTAAATCTATATTAGTTAAGACATAATCATCAATGGTTATTTTAGTTAATTCCTCAATCATTATCATCACCTACTTTTATACAAGCCATTATCGTAAACCCTACAAAGACTCCAATAATAAATCCTATTATCATAGCATACCTCTAAAATGGTATATTTGTTCCTAATATTTCAATTATTTGAATATCATGATTATTCTTATGTATTAAATCATCAGTATAAGTCTTTTGATAATATTCTAACTTTGCATCAATACTTTTATTATAGTTCATTATAATTTCAGGTTGTTCTTGATTAGGCATCTTTAATTTTATTACCATATCTAACCCTTTATCTCTACAATCTTGAAAAAAATTTATCATCTGCTGCATTGTTAATTTTTCTTCTTGCATTGTGTTTCCCTCCTTTTCATCACTAATAAATGGATTAAAGCCATGTTCTATTAACCATTGTGTACTTTTTTCTTTCATTTCAACAGTAATTATGGGATTTTCAATATATAATCTTGCTTTATGAAGCCCTGCTAAAATAACTTCTTCTTCATCAGGTATAGGTACATTATATTTCTTACAATGATTTATAATATCATTTATATTATAGTTGTCCAATTCAGATAATATTTTATTTCTTTCATTGATAAAATCACTATTTATATCTTTCATAATTTACTCCTTTGGCATTTCATAAATATAAACATTATTATTTAAAGGCTTTAATTCCATTTTTTCTAATGTAGATACTACATCTATTTTTGGATTAAATTTACCTATATTCATTAATTGACATTTTTCTTCTTGAGTTAGTTTTTCTTTAGGAATTAAATAATATTTATTAATCATGTGGTGTTGTATCTCATTTAATATTTCTAATGCTCTTTCTTCTGTTTCGTATGTTCCTAAAACTCCAGTTGCTCCAATTGGATATATTGATAGTCCACTTGGAGTAAGAGCCACACCGTTACTTTTTATCAGTTTTGTTTTATCTTGACTTCTAATCCATAAATCCATAATTATTACCTCCTATATATCCAATTTCATTTGGTTTGGGTCAACTTCTTCTTTAGGAAAGTATTTTAATAATTCAAGTGGTGTATCTGTTGGGATTTCATGAGTTTCCATGTAATCCTTTACTTGTTGAGTTACTTCTTGCATGTTTTTTCTTAATTTAAATAACTTTTTAATTGCTTTTTCAATGTATATTGGTACATTGTAATATTCTACATTCTTATCTTCCATAATCTCACCTCTCATATCTCATGCAATTATGTTCTATATACCAATCAACATCATAGGTAGTAGAACAATCATAATCATTTTTAAAATCTATCATGACATAGATAAATAATGCCATGAGTCCTATTAATCCTAATAATACTTTTTCTGATTTAATCATCTTTATCCTCACAAAACTCTTTATCTTGATTGTTTTTCTTTATATGTTTTGGCTTATAAATGATAAAATCTAATATCTTATCAAAAATGTGTATTACAGATACAATACATGCTAATAAAACTATAAATAATCCGGCATCCATTATTTTCTCACCTCTGTCTCCTGATATTTTTTTAGTATTTCATCAAACTCTTTGTTTGTATCTTTTAAATTGCATAAATAATAAATAGATGCATCTTTTCTAAATGAAAACACTTCTTTATATAGATTTTCTGTAAATCTTTTGTCTTTTGCATATAGAGTAACAATATCTGTTCTTGGTATCACATGCAAATCAATATATCTTAATAAAGCACATTGTCTAAAGACTCTTATTAATGCAGTAGATAAATAATTATTAATAAATCTCTCTATCATATTAAAAACCCACCTTTATAGCCATATAAACAATTACTGTACTAATTATTCCACCAATTAATGATGTAAAAAAATTATAATCTTCATTTTTGGGCTCTCCATGTTTACCTAAACTTATTCCTAATCCCATTACTTGAAGTAATAGATAGATAGTAAACCAAATATTCATGCTATCTTGCCTCCTTTGGTTTTCTATAGGTAATTCCTTTACCATTTTTATCTCTTGAAGTAAAAGATATCTTACAAAGTTTATTTTTTGCTTTAAAATATCTTTGTTTTCCTTTAAAATCTAATTTTTCAAACTCTTCATCTGATATATTAGTAATTTCTAATAATTCTTTTAATTTCTTATCTCTTTTAATAGCATCATTTATCATTTTACTTTACCTCCTCATTAATTCTTTGCAATTGTCTATCAATTTTTGATTTCATTACTTCTTTAACTTCTTCTGTTGATATATTGTAATTAAGTTGTATCTGTTTTAACATAACCATCACATCTGCTATTTCACCTTTAATTTCATCTGTAGATTTAATAGCCTTTCTATTATTCATTGATGCCATTATTGGCTCTAAAGCATTGCATACAATATCAATTGGGTTTCTTTTTCTTTCTTCATATTGAATAATTGCCTCATTTAATTCAAATATCTCACTTTGAAAATATTTAAGTTGCTTTTTGACTCCATAATGATTAATTATTCTTCTTAATTTTTCGTTCATAATGCATAATTCCTTTCTTTTTTCATTTGCATAACTAAATCAATTTTGAACTTATCTTTTTTATTTCTATAATAAATACCTTTATAAGTATCTAAACTAGACATATAACCATCTAGAAAAAATTGTGAAGGTTCAATGCTCTCCATGATAATAATTCCTTTTCTAACACTATAAACAAGTTTTATTTGTCCATAAATGAACTTAAACTCTTGAGATGTTTTTAAATCTTTAGAATAAGTGCCATCTTCTATATCTATTAATAATTCTTTTTTGACTCTGAAAATAAGTTGTTTATATGCAATTGGACAATATGTCTTTAAACTTCTTAATTTCTTTTTAAAGTCATTTTCATCAAGATATAAAAACTTAACTGAATTATCATCTTTGGCTTTCATCTAATACCTCATTTAAAATATTTAATACATCCTCAATAGCATCAGGATTGCTTTTAAGTAGATTATAGGAGGTTCTAATTATTTGAAATTGTTTATTAACTTCTGCATCAAACTTAAAAATAATCTCTGACATCTCTTTATTTTCTTTTTCTAATCTAGCAATCTTTTGAGTAGTTTCTATACTTAATATCTCACCACTCATGATGCATCTCCTTTTTTGACTTTCTTTGTTATCTTTTTTTCTTTTTTCTTCTTTTTTCTTTCTATTCTTCTTTGTTCTTTATATTCATATTTTTTTATCTGTAATTCTAGTTCTTTTATTTTTTCATCTCTTCCAACTACATCATATTTAGTTCCTATCCAACCAATAAATAAGACTATAATTGAAGCAATTACCAATATTCCATAAATAAAATCTAATGCTGTCATTTTTTTATATCCTCCTTATTATGAGATTTTAAATATTTCTTTAAATGATAATAAGGTGTTGTTCTGTCAAAATTAAGTTCTTTACCTATTTGCTTCCAACTCTTACAATCAATAAATCTTGCTCTAATAATTATTCTGATAGTGCTATCTTGCACCTCTTCTAAAAACTCTTCTATCTTTATTTGTTCATCATATAATTTTTCTTTTTTCTTCTTTAATAGATTTAAGAGTTTATCCTTTTTCAAAACCAAACTTTCAGTAGGATTGCCTACACTCCCCTGACTATGAGGCATACCTGTTAATATTGGACTACCAATTGCAGTATAATCTAATTCTCTTAAATTATCTTCAAGTTGTTTTATTTCTAATTTGATATGATAGTATTTTGATAGTTCATCCAATCTCATCATTTATCACCTCCATTATCAGAACCTAGCATAACTTCTCTATTCTTATTAAGTTTGTTATACTTCTTGACATCATCCATTGTTTTGACTCCAAAGTTATCCCAATTTTCTAAAATTGTTAAACCATAAGATATTGCATCTCCTATTGGTGATTCTTCTTTATCAAAATCAAAGTTCATTACATTTCTATCAAAAGGAATTAATAAACCATTTTCAATTACCTCTAAAGTCATACCTTTATTTAAATAATTAATAATTGCTTGTTGATTTAATTTTCCTTTTATTTCAAATCTATTAAAAAAATCATTAAGGTCAGTTTTGCTAACACTAACACTAACACTTTCTTCTTTTTCTTCTTCTATATCTATATCTTTATCTATCTCTATATCTATATCTATATCTTTCTCTTCTCGGACAATGTCCTCATTATGTCCAAGTAATTGTCCTTCATTATTACCTTTGATTGCTTCCCTATATTTTCTCTTCTTTTCTGCCCAAACAGTTTCACTTCCTACCATTTGTTCAAAATCAGATACTCTCAGTATTTTTTCTTCCTGTTCATAAATTAAACCCAACTTTTTAAATAAACCTAGTGCAACGGTTACAGTATCAAAATCAAAATATTTGGTATCTCTAACAATTTTATCTATGTCATAAGGTATTAATGTTTCCCCAAATCTAGTTGCTAAAGTTCCATCATTATTTGCAGTAAGTAAGCAAAGCATCTGATACAAAACTACATATTCACAACCATTTTTTTGGGATAGTAGAAAATCTATTGTGTTTTGAGTAAAGAAATCTGTCTTTAATTTTATCCAATAATATCTTTTATTATTGTTCATTATTTTTTCCTTTTTAGAGTCTTGATAATAGATTTAATTAGATAAAATATAAAAAATATTGATAATATAATTGCTACTACACAAATGAAATAATAAAGTATCTTTAATAAAAGCACACTAATCTACCTCCTCTTCTAAATCTTTTACGAGGTGGTAAACTGCATAATTAGTAGCATGTCCATACCTATTTTTACCTTGTATCAATTCAGTTTCAATTCCAAAACCTTTATCTCGTAAAATAAATATTATTCCTGATAATCTAGTTGCTCCATATTTTTTAATTGCTTCATAAGAAGTAATAGTTTTATATTTTCTTAAATGAGCAATAATATCAGATATTTGACTCTTATTTGTTGCAGACATAGTATTTATCCCCCTCTTTTGTATATTTGGCTTTAATACCATATCCCTCTGATGCACACTCTTCTGATACTTTTTCAATATGTTTCTCCATATCGTTTGCAAGTATCTTATTTAATCCAATAAGAATTAATATCATTGCAATAATAAATAATGTTACTTTTACCCAAGGTCTTAACACTCTTTTAGTTTTCATTTACATGCCCCTCCTTTACTCCATTACCATTTAAATATTCATAAAATAGTGCAGGTGATATATGATAAGACCATCTTGAAGATAGTTTTACTGCACTTCCAAATGTAAACTTGCCATTTTGTAACCCTACTCTAACAAATTGAGTAGATTTACCCATAAGAGAGGCAACCTCTTTAACACTTAATTTCTTTTTCATAAAAAATCCTTTCTATATCTTTATTTTTTGTTTTTGTTTTTTAGTTTGACCGACTAAAATTGAGTTTTCTCAACTTTTTTTGTAAAAAAATATATACTAATCTCTGATGGTTCTATTCCTAATACTTTTATACAATTAATTATCTCTTGTTGAGTAAATGGTACAATGTTTCTTAACTTCTTATATAAAGAATAATAAGAAATACCTATTGTTTTAGCAAAACTTGTTAAATTGTAAGTTTCAGTATTACCATCATTATTGGTATATAAAGTTGTTTGTATTTTGTCTTTTAACTTTGAGTAATCAAAAATTGTATTTTCCATTGATATCCTCCCTCCATTTTATCTAATTGAGTTTCCTCAACTATATTAAGTATAATCACAAAAAATTTTTTTGTCAACAACCTTTATTGATTTTTCTCAATTTTTTTATATTTTTCTCAACTTTTGTTGATTTTTCTTAATTTCTGTGTATAATAATATATGTAGGGAGGCTGATGTATGATTATAGAAGATTTTTCTGATAGATTAAGAAAAGCAATGAATATCAGAGGCATAAAACAAATAGATTTAGTAAACAAAACAGGCATTGATAAATCATTGATAAGTAATTACCTATCAGGTAAGTACAAAGCAAAATCAGACAAATTACACAAACTTGCTATTGCTTTAGATGTTAGTGAGGGTTGGTTGATGGGTTATGATGTAGATATTGATAGAGAGTGGATACCTACCCTATCAATAGAAGATGCATCATATACACAAATACCATCTAGAACAATTAAAATACCTTTACTTGGTAAAGTTCCTGCCGGTGTACCTATTGAAGCAATTCAGGAGATAATAGGATATGAAGAGATACCTTATGAGTGGGAAAAAAATGGAGAGCAATATTTTGCTTTAGTTGTTGATGGTGATAGTATGTACCCTGATTATCATAGAGGAGATACTATCATAATTAAACAACAACCTGATTGTGAGTCAGGAGATGATTGTGTAGTCATGGTTAATGGTGATGATGCAACATTTAAAAGAGTTGTAAAGCAAAATAAAAGTATCATATTAAAGCCATTAAACAATGAATATGAACCTTATTTATTTGATGAGCATGATATACTCACAAAACCTGTAAGAATAATAGGAGTTGCAGTAGAAGTTAGGAGAAAGTTAAAAAGATAATTATGAGAGCAAGAGTCAGAACAGTAAATAAAATTGGTAAAGGTAAATATTACACTACAAGTTGGAAAGTTAGTGAATATATTATTGTTAATATTATCTATTTTCTATTTTTCTATATGTATTATTTATTCTTTAAATATTGTTTGTATGTACCAATCAAATGGTGTGTCCTTAAAATTAAAGAAATTTATTCTAAAAGCAAAAAAGCATAAAAAAAGACCTACTGTTGGAGCAGTAAGTCATATTGAAAAATCTCTATTAGTCGGTCAAACTAAAAAACAAAATATAAAGATATAATGTTATGGATTTTTCTATTTCATTATATCATATAAAGCCCTATTTAACAATAAAAAGGAGGTAAAATGATTAATGAAATTACCAAATAATTATGGTTCTATTGAGAAGTTATCAGGTAAGAGAAGAAAGCCCTATATGGTAAGGAAAACTGTAGGATGGGATGAAAATGGTAAACAGATAAGAAAAATCATAGGATATTATGAAACAAAGACTCTTGCCCTGCAAGAATTAGCCTTATTCAATGAGAAACCTTATGATATAGATGCAAGAAATATTACAGTAAAAGAATTACATCAGAAATGGCAAGATGAAAAATATCCTAAAATTGCATATAAGACTACCAAAGTATATGATATGTGTTGGAATTATTGTACAGATTTACAGGATATGGCTTTTGTTGATGTCAGATTAAATCATTTACAAGCCATTGTAGATGGTATGGGTAATAAATGGAGTGCTAAAAAGGCATTTAAAATATTATGGCATCAGATGTATGATTATGCTATTAAAAATGATATTAATGTAAGAAAGTATTCAGAATACATTGATATAGGCAAAAAAACAACCAAATTAGAGCGAGTTCCTTTTGAAGAGGATGAAATAGACAAGTTATGGAAAAATGTTGATAGGATGGACTTTATTGACACAATTTTAATACTAATCTATACAGGTATGAGAGTTGGTGAACTATTAGATATAAAAATAGAAAATGTTCACATGGATGATAAATACATGGTAGGTGGTTCTAAAACAGAAGCAGGTAAAAATAGAGTCATACCTTTTCATGAAAGAATTATACCTTTAGTTAAAAGATGGTATGATAAAGCAATTGAAGTTGGTAGTGAATATCTAATATTTAACCATGAATACGACCAAATGAAATATTGGAACTATTATCATGAGAAATGGGAAAAGATAATACAACAATTAGAGTTCAATGGTGAACATAAACCTCATGATACTAGACATACCTTTTCTACTCGTATTGATAGAACAGATGCTAATAAATTATGTGTTAAAAGAATACTAGGACATGCAAGTACAGATATTACTGATAAAGTATATACACATAAAGATATAGAGGATTTATTAGAGGCAGTAAATAAAGTAGAATAGCCTCTTTTTTATTGCTTATTTTGTGTTGGCTACCTGTTGGCTACCTGTTGGCTACCTATAAAATCTAGGGGAGTTTTCAAGATACCTTAACATAAGAAAAACCCCATAAACATTGAGTTTATGAGGTAGAACTGTGGTACGCAAT